ATATAAGTTATTGTTAAAACTCATATGGTCTATAAACCTTGTTGTATAATACTCTGCTAAATTTCTTTCCTTTTGTACTAAGAAATCAACCTCATCTTTACTAGGTGTTTCTGCGTTCTCGCTTGTGTGCTTAAACAATCCACCATTCTTTAGCTGATATGCTGAATAAGGCAAATATTCTACCATTGCAAAATGGATAAGCATAGGTGCTAAATACTCATCTACTAAAGTTTGGTAATCTCCTGTTAGTGTACCTGCAATAATATCAGATTGTAATTTATCGTATAGCTTACTACCTGTGTAGTTTCTTATGTGTATCTCTTGAGCTATCTTGATAAATTGTATAAACTTATTAGTATCTACATTGCCATCTAAGATGCTATTCTTTACAAGGTCTGTTCTATTTATAAATAATGCAGTAGCCATATCTTAGTTTTTAAAACCCATTTTATTCCAATAAGCAGCAGTATAACCTTTATACTTCATATCTTTAGGAGCAACAGGAACTTTTTGTGCGTTTGTTTCAGGCTTAAACCCTTGACTTTTAGCCTCTGTTGTACTAATTACATCTCCTAAACTTTTACTGCCCTCTTTCCTAGCGTAAATACGTCTAAACCATTTGTGGTTACATCTAGCTCCACCTTTATAAAGCCAGATAGAATAAGTATCAGAACCACCCTTACCAAAGCCTGAATTAACTACCTTAGTTTCCATAGCTTTAATATCTTCTTTTCTATATACCTTTTTAGCTGATACCATCTTTTTACAAAACTCCCTAGATGTTTGTTTAGTACGTGCAGGATTGTACATATATCTTACTAAGTAAACTTTATCTTCTTGTCCTTTTTGTCTACTCTTACCATCTTGTTTACTGTCTTGGTATGGCTTTGCGCTTCCTGTATTAGCAAGTTCTACTAATTGTTCTTCGTTTAGCTCTTTTATCTTTTTATGTACTTCATCCTCTAAGTCATAATCAACTTCTTGCTCATCTATAACATCAAAGTCCTTTAGTAGTTCTTCTTCATCTTGTCCTAAATCTATAAGCGCATCAGCAATATCTGTGTCTACAAACTTATCTAAGTCAGATGCTAATTTTACACCTGTTTCTTCTTCTTGTGTTTCTTCATCTACTAAATCACTATCAATCTCTGTAAACTCCAAAGGTTGTAATGTCTTAAAGTATAAGTTAAGTGATATGTTGTTGTACGCTAGTATCTTATCAAAAGCATCTATAAGCAAGTTCTGAAAAGGTCTAATAACAGTATTGTCCATTAAGGTAGAAGCTGTCTTTAGCTCGTCTGCGTTGTTTCCAAGCCCTGTGTTGTCTTTAATTCCTAAAAGCATAGGAGATACTACCCTGTGCGCTACAAGTATCTTACGAGAGCTCTCATCACTTAGAAATTGATATTGGTTATGTGCATCACTAAGTTGTACAGGGTCTATTGTAGCTGCTGTTTCTGGGCTGTCGTTAAAACTAAGTATAAACTTACCTGCATTGCTACTACCTGAAAACTTATCATAGATACGTCTTTCTATCATCTCTCTTTCTTCTGCACTAGGAGTGCCAGAATTAAAGTTAATAAGCATACTAGGGCTAAGACCTGATTGTATGTTATTTATGTGAAAGTTAGATATTTCTTCTTCTAAATCTGCATATTGCAAACCACCCTGATAGTCAGGTGTAGAATAGTATTTGTACCCTGCTCTGTAAGGCTTAACATAAAGTATTTCAATAGCTTCATTACTTGTACCAAAAGCAGGTATGCGCTTCACTTGGTTAATACGGTTGTATTTTTGCCAATCGCTAGAGTAGTAATATGCTTCTATTTCTCCTTTGTCATTGCACTTTTCAGCAGCTAGGGTTTCAACAGGCATATGCTCTACCCTTGCTATTTTCTTTCTATCTTTAGAATAAATAACTTGCATAGAACATTGTCCGAATAGCTTTAAATCACTTGCTAACTTTCTAACACAATCTTTGTGAAACAAAGTAATAGCTTGTGCATAAGCATCAGGCTTCTTATTGCTATCAGTAGCATCTAAACCTTTGCCATATATCATCTCGCTTAGAGCGTTTATAATAGCATTGTTAGTAGGGCTACCATTGTATCTATCTATAAGATACTGAAAGTACGAGTTTTTATCTCCGTATGTTACAAAAGCCTTATTCTTCTTTTCTTCAATACTAGGGCTTACATAATTTGATAAACTTAATGCGTGTATCATAATACTATATAATCGTTATCGTGTGTATCATTTGTTTCGTAAACATTATCATTTACATCATATCTACTTTGTGTAACAGGTGTTTGGTCTGTACAAAATAACTTATCTCTATATATTAGAGTATCATCAGATTTCTTAACCTCTAAAGTATAAAAGTGTGCTTCTCTAAATGATGCATTAGTGCTGCCAAAAGTCATACTAGCTGTAAGGTAATTCTTATTACTATCAACTGTTGTAGAAGCTGTTATTGTTTCTGATTTGTTAGTTTGCTCATCTGTTACAGTATATGTAAGAGTTTCAGTAGCAAATACTCTTGGTATATACGTAAATGTCTGCGTTTGTGAAACTGATACAATCTTCATATAAGTATAACGTACAAATATGAATATTTACTATATGGCAAAAAAAAAGGGAGCATATAGCTCCCCTTTATTAACTTACCCTACAACTCCTAAGCATCAGGGTCAATAGGTGTAGTTGCACTTACATCTGGAGCAGTAGCAAAGAAAGGTGGTGCTGTTTCTTGCGCTGTTGCTACAAGTGTAAAGCCTGACAAATCGCCCATAGCTGCACCTGTTACAATAGTTCCACCTGTGATTTCTGCACCGTGTTCCTTACCAATTAAGAAGTAGTTACCGTTATAGTCCTCAACTACATAATGCGCTCTACCTGCATTTAATAGTTTAATTTCTTCTTGAGTAGCTACATCTAAATAAGTAAATGTTACGTTAAGTGTTGTTTCATAGAAAGTAGTACCGTTTTCTCTAGATGATGTTACAGATGTTTCTAAGCTAGAATTACCTTTAATATCATATTGAAAAAACTCTGCACTTCCATCACTAGGAAGCGTAATAGTACCACTTGCATCAGTTAAATCTGCTACTGTCGAGGAGTAGTCAAGTATGTAGATAGCCTTTAGGCCACCTACTGAATTTTTACAAGGGAGTGAACGCCCTTTAGTTACTGCACAAGCCATATTTATATTTTTAGTAAAAAAGGGCAGGTAGGCATTAACCTAACCTACCCCTTTTATGTTAGTTAAAATTATGAGTAAAGAACGATATCTCCTCTTACTCCGTATTGTACACCTGCTGTATAGCGCATTACTACACGAACATTCTGTGAACCATCTAGGTCAGCCATATCAATAACTTTAACCTCGTTACGGTCATCTAAAAGACCTGTACCAAAGAAAAGGTTAGATTTCTGTGCAGCTACTGCTGTGTTATCAGCAAGTCCTTTAGCAACAACAACATTGATACCCTCAAATGTTAGTTGTCCACCATTGTACCAAGTAGTTCCTTTATTATCTACACCATTAGCACCAATAGTAGCAACAAACCCACCTAAAGCACGTACATAAGCTCTAGCAATGTTTGAAGATACATATAGGTTCAAGTCCTCTTTTCCGTAAACAGTTGATGGGATAGCATCAGCAATAGCACCTAGTTGTGCAATTACGTTAGAGCTATCAACAGCAACAGCAGTAACATCCGCACCACCATCAGCAGTTAATAGAGTATCAAAGCCATCAAAGCTACCCTCTCCTGTGCTACCTTGCCAGATAGAAGTTTCAGTTGCATTAGCAACCTCTGCTGCTACTTGAGCAATTACAAAGTCAGAGAATAAAGGTGGTAACTCATCAAAAGCACTAAAGCCCATTTGAGCAGCTTCCCAATCTGCGTGTAATTCTTTCTTACAGATTTGTAAGTTTACTTGCAATTCAGCAGGAGTAAGCACTTTTTCAGTTAGTGTCATTGTAGATGTAGAGCTGTCAAAGTCGCAATCAGCAGAGCGCACTAAGTTAGCGAACGCACCTACTTTCATAGCAGCTTTATACTTTACGTTAGGTAAGATAGTTACTGTACCACTATCTAGTGTATCAGCACTTAATAGGGCAGCAGCAAGGTATTTCCCTGCAAACTCTCCTGCATAAGATGAAGATGTAATTGTTGGATTAGCCATTTTTATTTATTTATTTAGTTGTTAATTTTTGATAAAACTTTATCAAGTGTTGTTTGCTTTCTGTTTTGTGCAAACTTCACATTAAAGTTGTTGGTTTTTTCTGGGTTATGAGCAATAGGTTCAGCAGCAGGTTCAGATAGCTGTTCTTTCAAGTCCTCTGACAATTCAGTTTCCTCTATCTTATCTTCTACTTCCTCGCTCATTTCTTCTTTATCTTTTTTAAGGTCTTCAATCATTGCCTTAATTTCAGATACTGCTTCTGCTAGTTCTTCTCTAGTAGCATAGCCTAAATCTTCTTTAGCTTCTGTTTCTTCTTCAGCAGGAGCTTCTTCTTCTTCTAGGTCTTTGATTTCTGCAATGATACCCTCATCTTCTATAATAAGGCTTTTACCATCTTCCATCATATATTCTCCAATAGGAAGTGCTACCTTTTCATCATCAGTAATAATAAAGATTTCTTTACCTGCTTCAAAGGCTTCTGCTTCTAGTACAGTACCATTTTCTAGCTTCGCTGTTGCTAGTTCTACCTTTTCTTGGATGCTATCTACTATGTCAGTAGTTTCTTCTCCTAGAAAGGTTTTAATCTTGTTTAACATTTCAGTTGCTTTCATATAACTATAACTATTTATTTAACTTATTTTACATTTTTAAATTTTACCAATACCTTGATTGATGAGTTTACCTTTACAGCACTTTGTACTATAAGTGTTTTTATCAGCACATAAACAACCTCGTTTACTGCTCTTAGGGCTTGTCTTAGATGGTGTTAAAAATCTTCTAATCATTTGCCTTGTCCTCTGTATTTCTTTTTATAATTCTTACTTCCTTTTATGCTAGACATTTTTGTTTTAGCGTGTACGCCTTTACGTTTTACTTTAGGCTTTACTATATGTGCTACTTCTATTCTTTTAGCCATTATTTTATCTTATGCTGCTCACAAGGCATATACCATATCTTACCCTTAAAATCGTGTTCGTGATAACTCTCACAGCCTATGTCTTTAGCAGCTTGGATAGCTAGTTCTTTTGTAGAGTAGGCTAATCTATCATCTATAATAGCCATAGTGTCGCTTACTATTTCGCTCAACTCTAATACTCCTAATTCTTTTAACTTACTTTCAGCCCATCTCTTAGCTGCTTTACCACCCCACAATAAGTAAGAGATAGTACCACAAGCCTTTGTATTGCTTTCATCATAGTTTACCTCTGCTCTG